TTAAAGTTATAAAATGGAAAATAGAACATCTATTGAAGAGCTTATGAGACAAGGAAGTAATAGTAATTCTAATGATAATTCAATGGTAGATTCTATATTAGAAGAAATACAAAACGATAAACAATCACAAGCGGTCAATAGTATGCAACAACAACAACATCAACAACAACAAAATCAAGATAATGAAGCACGAATTTTACAAGCTCAACAAATGGAAGCACAAAGAATAATGGCACAGAGAGAAGCTATGGAACAACAACAACGTATGGAATTATTACAAAGACAACAGCAACAAGAATTTATGAAACATAATGATATTAATTTATCGAATAATGATAATATTCCATTATTAAAAGAATTTTTACCGACTTTAATATTTTTATTAATATTCGTTATGTTAAATATTACTCAAATAAATGGATTTATCTGTAATAGTTTATCTATTGAAAATAATAATATATTTATATTTTTGAAAGCATTTGTAGGATCTATACTATTCTTTGGATTAAATAAACTTTTAAGTAATTATGTTTAAACCATATATAATTGAGCTTCACCATTACTGATTTTTAATATATTATAAGATATTTTGTATACAATAATATTATTTAAAGTATTTGTATTTTGATCATTTGAATATAAATTAACAGCTAAATTTTTGTTATTAGAAATAGATACTGAACCACTCGGTTGAGTATAATTATTAGGATATAAACAAAATGATACAACACCTATACTATCTATTAATCCATAATTATCACTAGGAGTATTACAAGTATTGTATGCTTCTCTACCAGAACCCTTATAATGTTGGTAAACATTATATCTTGTTAACATATTACTTGTAATATTGTCTATAAATAATTCATTATCTAATGTTAATCTAATATTTGAATTATCACTTATTTCTTTAGGTGTATTATGTTCTTTATTATTTAAATTTAGATCATTACCACCAACGAATAAAAGTTGTTTTAATATACTATCAGAATCATTTATATTTATTGGTGTTGTATTAGTTAATAAAAAAGGTAATTTTGTAGTATCTTCTATTATATATTCATGATCATTTAATTTAAATCTTTTTTTTTCTGCTAAATCTAGATTAATATATTCAACTATACATTTTTGTTCATATTTTGAAGGCGCAACATCGGAAATACTATTTTTATTAAAAAGACAATTAAAATATATATCCGTATTATTTAAACATAATAATGGAATTGATAATCCATAATCTTTCATGAATGAAAAATCTGGAATAATAAAAAAATTAGCGGTGGCAGTGAAAGTGGGGAGTGTTTTCATACCACCTACCCCTCCTGATAATGTTGTATTTTGATATTTATTACCATTAATACAAACTATATTACTAGCATTTATAGTTAAATATGGACTTGTAGTAAAGTTACCAATATTAGTAAACACTGTATCATTATTTAACTCAGATCTTGCCTCTAAATATAAATTATCATTTCTAAAAATAGTTTTATTGTTATTAAACTTTATATTAATTTCATTAAAACAACTTGTTCCTAAATTATTATATATTACCGTACTTCCATTGAAAGTAATATTATTTTCTAAATACACTTTACTTAATAAATCACCTGCAAAATTACTAATTTTATATTGAAAACTATTTGTACTTTCAGTGGGTGATATTGATGTAGTAAATTTACTGAAATTAGTATATCTACGATAAACACTTTTAAAAAATGTTATATCTGGATTACCTATTAAATATTTTGTCTCAAAATTATTAGGTTTTTGTAAGAATATAACTGTTGGTAAATTACTCATATTTATATATAATATATAAAAATAAATTAATGAACATATTAATTGTTATTATATAATAATGAAACTATACCATCTTCTATTTTTAAAATACTATAATATGTTATATATAAATTAATATTAGTTACCTCATTAGGTGTTTTTGTATTTTTAAATGATAAATGTACTTTATTAGAAGAAGTATTAATTGTACCTGTTGGAGCTGATGATTTATTATCTAATGCTATTGGTATATAAGCTATATTATCTTTTATTATTGTTTTATTTTGATCATCAGGATCTATTTCTATATTAAATCCAGGAAAACATTCATATATTTTAATTTTTGAAAAATATGAATGATTAATGGCATCTTTATCTTGATTTAAAATACTAATACCGCTTATAAATAAATTATAAACATAATTATAGTAATCTGAAACATTATTTTCAATATATATTTCTTTCATACATTCATTTTGTAATCTTTCAGATACATCATATAAATTTGTTAAAGTTGATATATTTGCATAATATATTTTTTCAACTAAATATTCTATTGATGTTGTTTTAAACCTTCTTTTTTCTTCTTCCGTTATAGTAGCCACTTTAAATAATAAATCAGTTTTAATATTTACTGCTGTATTAATTGATGATGGTTTTAAGGTTAAAGAACTATCATATCCATTTTTTGAATCAATTAAAAATACAGGAATAGATCTTCCTACATCTTTTGAAAACGAAAATGGTAAAGGTATTATGGCACTTATTTGACGTAAGGGATATTCAATGTTGAAGATGGGGAGGCTTGGCGGCGGTGGCATACATCCACCACATAAAGACATTTTCTGAAAAATATTACCTGTATTACATTCTAATACTCCGCTACTATTAAAGTTATAAAACATACCATGTTTATTGGCATATTTAAGACGAAAATATGTTTTCATATATGGAACTGGTAAAGTTTCAATTGGCGTTGTATTTTGAATTTTAAGATCAAAATTATCATAGAAATTTAAAGGATGATCCTGTAAAATTTCCAAAGGATTTGTAGTAGATTGATTAAAAATTAAAGATATATTCATTAAAAAATTACCATATAATTTTGCATTAAAATAAATAACATCACTATTATTAGGATTTCTATGTATATGTTCAGATATTACAAAGTTTGTATATTTACGATATACTACTTTAAAAAAAGTAATTTGTGGATTTAAATAAAAAATAATATCTTCGTTTGAGTAAATTGCTGTTATTGATCCGGCTGTCATAATATATATATATTATAATATTTATAAAACATATGTCAAACCCGCTTGACCATTAACAAAACGGAGGATATTATAATTAATGGCATATACATTAACACCTTTATGAACACCACCTGATGGTAAATCTCTCATAATTTCTATACTTTCTATTTTTGAAAAATTACAAGTACCAGTTGGTTCTACACTTGTTGGATCAAGAGCAAAAGAATATACAGCAATTGAATCAGGTACTGATACACATCCACCCTTATGGTATTTATGAAGGTTTTGTCTTGTAAAATATTGTAATGGTTTATATTCTATTCTATCATTACCATTCAATACTAATTTATAATTACAATAATTTAGTACATCAGGTGTACTTGGTCCTATTAGACCTTGTACATATTTTCCAGATACATTTAATTCAGGTGATCTAAAGGGTACATATGCATCATCACTATTTATTGTAGTGGAAGCGTTTCCAAATCCTTGTGAATATTCTGCTGATTTCTTGCCACCTGCCACTATACCTCCACCATATAATACATTAAATAACCCAGTAACATATCTAATACCTGATATGTGTGATGACATTCCATTATTTAATTTTTTAATTACTTCTAGTGTACCTTTATTATCGGTAGTTACATGTTCAATATTTGAAAACTTATAAGGCATACCAGTCCATATTAATTCTTTAACTGGGTGATGAAAAGACGATATATCTAATGATTGTTGTGTTACATTAGTACTATCACCACCACCAAATTGTTGAAATTGTAGTTGTTCTATTAGGTATTCGTGAGAAGTATTTTTAAATCTTTTTCTTTCCATATCATCAAGAAATATATATGTGGATGATATTTCTAAATTAAAATTAAATTTATTTAAATTATCCAAAATAGGTAAGGCTTTGGGTTGACTGTTGGATTTTGGATTAATAGAATTATCTGCACCATATACATTGTTAACATTATTATATCCCATTGATATTGTATCATATTTAATAAATGAAACTTCATCAGTTGAACTAGGTTTATTCCATTGTGCATCTCTTTCACCAGCAAATTGAATATACATTTCTACATCAACACCGTTTGATAGTGCTATTAATGGTATCGATAAACCAGGTGATCTACAAAACCAAAAATTTAATGGCAAAATACAATCTCCTATAATATCACCATTATTATCACCTTTGCCTAATTCATTAAAATCAATGTTGGGGTGCGTACCCCCAAAGATGTGTAGGTTACTTTCAGATGCGTACGAGGATGACATAGTTGGTCTATTATTAATAGTTTCAATAAAATTGTAATTTATTGTATCGACACCTGTGGACGAACTGTAAACTGATTTTATACCAGAAGAATTTATATAATCTTTATTTTGTAAATAATTTGGTGTGCAAAAAGTACCACCTGATTTAGATAATCTTTGAAATTGTGTAGCAGGATATGATAACCCAGACCCCATTAAATTTGTAGGATTTGATAAATTATTATCAATATAACTAACATAATTATTACATTTCATTGCTGCTAAAACAGCTTGATCTGTTATGTGGCCTATATGATATAATGAAGAATCTTCTATTCTTGCTATATTTGTTACAGTATTATTAGGATTCTCCTGATTGAGTTCATACCATGTTTCTAAATAGTGACCATATGTTCTATCAATTTCACGACTACCAATTGCAAATACAATATTATCAATAACAGCGGTAGAAATATTTGCTATACCATTTCCACAGAAAACTCTATTACCTTTTAATACAAGTTCTGTTTTATATAATAAATCACCAGTTCTAATAGGTATTCTTATAGCATATCTATTACCCGATGATGGTTTAACAACTGAACCAACAGTTATATCTTCCATAGAAAAGTTTGTATGTTTTCTATATACTGTTTTAAAAAAAGTAATACTAGGATTTCCTGTAAGATAAACATCTAAATCTCCACGACTAACGAGTTGAATCTTTGACATATATAATATATATATAATAATATTTTTATCATTAATTAACTTATATTAAATTATCATATTCATCAATATTAATTAAAACTTGATCATTTTTAGATTTAAGTATCGGTGGTATATCATATTTATTTAATTTACCATATTTTAATAAATATAAGGAACATATTAATGGTGAAATTGTTAAACCATTAACGCAATAAACAAATATATTATTTAACTCTATATTATTATGAATATTTTCAACAATTTTATCAATATATTTTTTCATTGAATAAATATTATATGATGATAATGGAACATTAATATATGAAATATTACTTTTTTCTACTTTAAAATTACAATCAGTTAAATTTATAATTATATTAATATCATTATCAGAAAAAAAAGTTGGATTTTTAAGTGAATCAATATCTCCAAACCATAATCCCGATATAATTTCAGTTGGCATATTTAATTATTATAAAAAAATTTATTAAATACAATTTATTAAATATACGTGAAATTTCTATTCTAACATTTTGCGAATCATCACTAGTGTATCAGCTATATTTTTTCCTGAATAGTCGTAGTATAAAGTATTTTTTTTGTCGGAACGCGTAAACAAATCAAAGTTATATTCGCGTCGCCACTCATCAGGAACATTCCAGAAAGTAATAACTCCTTTTTTCCACGATATTGATTCTTTATGAGAACCTAGTTCTACGATGCAGTTAGGGGTTCCGCGAGTAGATCCTTTTCTATTGTGAATTTTAATATAATTATAACTGGTTGATGACGGTGGTTGAAAAAGAGTAACTGTAAATTTAGATTTGAATATAGGGATAATGTTCTCTTTCATAAAAGAAACAGCTTTGTTCTTTTCAGTCGGAAAATAGTCCGGTAAACCGATACATATAGCTCTTACTTCAAAGGTAAGCATATTCTCAGTAACGGGCATGAGGTGCGAGTTGTTCGTGAAAGTTGATAGACTTATATTTGCTTGAAGGCAATCAGTCAATGTTTGTGTTCTGTAAAAAAAACAAATTTAAATCAAATTTATTCTTTAAGGTGAAAATATATTATACTGATGACATATTATAAAAAAATATTATTTTTTTTTGTTTTTTTTGCTTAAATGAATTTCTATTAATTCTTCCATTTGAGAGTGGTACCGAATCCAAAAGCTTCAATTGCTTTTCCTTGTAGCGCTTTGGTCGGTCTGAGGTGTGTGATGTCTCCTAGTCCAGAATGATGCATAGTGTGACGGGAACAGTATATTGAACCCTGAGTCGGCTTGAGGGAGCACTGTTTGCCGAAGCCACGATTCCACACACGACACTGACAATGCGTCGGTGAATGTTGCTCCAAATTCATTTTCGTGATTTTTCGGGAGGTAAGAAGGCGATCGTTGGTTGTGGTGTTGCGAACGTTTGAGGGTACAAACATCCCTTGGTGGATGACGCCATCCTCCGTCAGGATGGACTTACCGGAGGTGGAAACAGATACCACTCTTGCGAAGACTGTCCGCTTAGCTGTTCCGCGACCCATC